TCTTCTTGTTTTATAGCGAAAGGATTTGATGTTTTTGAAGTTGGATATAATATTCTTTTTATACCCGCGTCATCACTAAAGCTTATTTTAGTATAGTTAACATAATCATGAGGAAGTATCATAGTTAAACTTGGAGGTAAAACTATTTCTTGAGACTTTATAGATTTAAGGGTATCAAATGACAACTCTTGCAAAGATCTTTGAGCGTGAAAAGCAACATCTACTCTTCTGGCTTTTGGTATAATTTTATTTTCACCAACATAAACAGACATAAAGTAATTAATTACATCGTTTAAAGAAGTAAATTGATATTTACCTGTGTTACCACCTTGATAATATTCCTGTTGAGATGTACTTAATAAAGCCATTTATTTAAATTTTTTGTTGTTGTACGTCTTTTATTTGTTCTTGAGAAGATAATTGTGCTACATTGTAGTCTTTTATACTAACACCAGCTAGTAATAATATTTTTAAAACTAATTCTTTTTCTTCAGATTGGTGCAAACCAAAGTCTTTATGATCACTTGCTGTAGCGTTGTATAGAGCTTTTTCGTTTACAACTACATAAGTCCAATTAGGTTTTACCGGTGTGTTATAAAAAGAAATTTCTAAATTATTTTGTATTGGATTACAATGTATTTCGTTTTTATAAATAGTGCATATTGGCTTATCCATACTACCTCTTGTTAAAGGAGAAAGTACAGCTTCTTCAAAATCACTATTCTTTAAAACTTCAACGTTTGTTTTAAACTTCTCAACATTACCGTCTGCAGTTCTAGCGTTTCTAATAGAAGTTATTGATATTAGTTTATAACCAGCTAAACCACCGTTGTGATGAGATAAAGTGTATTGATTTTTGTGACCATTATACCTGTTAGTTGTGTTAAACCTTTCAGTATTAACACGAGGATAACTTTGAGTTGCGTAAAATGCATTTAATTTTTTCTCTATAACATCGATCATATCAGAATAATGATCATCGTTACCTACAGTTCGTCTAAATTGATTTATATCATAAAAATATTGATTATATATATCTAGCTGAGCTTGCTCTGCAAATAAATTAAATTCTTGAGGAGTTATATAACCTCTTTGTTCTTTATTAGCTATTGCTAAAACTGTTTGATATACTTTGTTTACACTTACTGCCATATTTTTTTATTATAGTATTGTAACCACCCCGAAGAGTGGTTACTCTACTAAGGTTGTTACGAGTTTAATCGTTTTTCTATATTTGAATATACTTCCATACCTTCGTCTGTTTTAAACCAAGCAGCTAAAGCTGAATATGGATGCTCATCAAAAGGTACGTTCATTAATTTTCTATCATTAGAACCCCATAAAAAAGTTCTTTGATCAGAAGATAATTTTAAAATACCTAATTCAGTAGCCTTAATACCAAAGTTTCTAAGTACAACATTATCGTCGTTTACTAATTCTAAAAACAACATAGGGTTTCTTTTAGCATATAATAGTAAATCACGTTTAAGTTCCTTAGAACTCATCTCTGATACTTTAGAACCAACCTCAACTCTCATAATAGCTTCTGCCATATCAATGTCAATAGTTTGAGCTAATTTTAAAGCTTCTATTTCTAGTTCTAGTATCTCTATTTCATTTTCAGCTACTGCAACTGGTTTTTCTTCGTAAAATATTACGTCTCTATCAGGATGGTATAGTGAAAGTAATTTTTGTAAAACAACTTTTTCTTTTTCAATAATTAGCATACCATTTCTAAATATAATATGATCTAATCTTTGGTCGCCTTTCATTTCATCAACAAATACTGTTTTTTGATTTACACAATATTTTAATTCTCTTTCATAACCAGCGTTTTCATCAAACCAGTATATATTTGCAGATCTTATAGATCTTGACAAAGGTTTTTTATTTCCTACTAGCTTGTATATTCTGTCTTTTATTTCCCAACCATCACTTGATTTTTTATATGTTGGTCCAGTTCTTTTTGGTTTTGGAGTTTCAACAACTGGTGTTTCAACTACCTGTGGAGTTTCTTCAACTTCCACTTTTGTTTTCTTTTTTGCCATAATATAATATATAATAAAATTAATAAAATAAAGTCGAGGCCGAAGCCCCGACTTTTAAATAATGATTTACTTCATTAACATAAAGTTGTTAGCACCTTGTACTACTAAACATCTTTCTGATAAGTAATGAACTTGCATTGCGTCAAGCGCAGAAGTAGCAGCACCAACAGAACCAGTAACCCAAGTTTTCATTCTTCGGTTATCAGTAGCTGAAGCTCTAAATCTTACGTGTAAGAAAGGTCTTTTTAAGTTCTTTCCTAAAGCTTGATCGTATACAGAAGATACACCAGCAGGTATAATAACACCTCTAACTGCAGCAGAACCTGCGACACGGTTTATTTCACCTCTTGTAGCTTTGTCATTTAAGTATCTGAAGTCAGATTTATAGAAGTCATAAGAACCTCTTCTGAAACCAGAGAAACCTAAATTTAACGCCATATCTTCTGAGTTGTTGAATACTCCGTAAGAAGTACCACCAGCTCCGTAAGAGTTCATAGAAGCTAACATATCATCAAAAGCAAGAGACGTAGCTCTGTTTACGAATAACATGTTTTCTTCAATAGCACCTTGCTTATCAAACTCAGCTAATATTGCGTCAAACTCAGCTAAATCAGTAGCAGCGTTAACACCAGTTACACCCGAAGTTAAGTTACCTCTATCTTCAATAGCAGCAAATAAACCTTCAGTACCAGCACCGTCAGCACCAGCGACAGCAGAACCTCTAATTTGCTTATTAGCAAAACCGATAGCAGATGTAGAAACTGTTTTTTCAGCTTCAATCATAGCCATTTCTAAGTAATCTGTAAATCTAGCTCTAGTGTCACCTTCAGCTTTTAAGTACCATAAGTAACCACTTTGTCCTTCTTCACCAGATATTTCTACCCAACCAACAGCTGAAGCATCAGAACCTGAAACTTCGTAGTAATCTTTCATGATTATTGGTTTGTTAGAAAAAGACTTGAAAGAAGGCTCAATAGCTTCTCTTCTATCAGCGTTGTGAGTACCAGTAATATCAGAATAAGACTGACCCTTACCATACTCAGAACCTATGACTAGTAATATAGAAGCACCAGCACCTGTAGCGTGTCCAGTTAAATCAGCTTTGTCGTAAGGCTCAACTGAAATAACGTTTGAGTCTGGAGTTTCTACTACTAAACATTTAGTAACAATACCTGAACTTGCAATAAGTACAGTATCATTTACTCTAACAGCGTGAACTCTAGAAGTAGTAGAACCAACGCCAGTGTCACCGTCAATATCAGCGGTAACTGAAAACGTACCATTAACGTCACCAGCCGTAGCTACTGTACCTTGGTACGATAAATGTAAACGACCTTGCTCAGACCAAATAACTTGATCAGCAGACATCGCTTCTTCAGCTCCTACTTGTGAAAGAAAACCTGAAATTGTTCTTGGTCCGAACACTTCAGCTTCTTTCTCCATAAGATCTGGTAAATATTGTTGAGCCCAACCAGCAGTGTTGGAGTCTCTAAAATCGATGTAATTTGAAGCTAGTGTTTGTTGCTTTGGAGCAGGTACACTATTCAAATTATCTCCTGCAGTAATTGCCATAATTTTTAAATTTTAAATTTGTTATTTATTGTTTTTAATTTTAAACTTAAAATCATTAGAGTTATCACCTAATACTCTTACTTTAACATTTCCCGCTTGAACTTCACCAAAAGCTTGTCTTGGGTTCATATCAACGTTTTTAGACTTAGCTATACTTTCTTTTAAAGCATCAGCTCTACCTTGTTCGTAAAAATGTTTAGCAACAGCATCAGCATTCATTGCCGTAAACAAAGATTTGTGATAACCCGCAGCATCTTCCATTTCATTGTTTTTGTTCAAAAACTTTTTGACAAAATTATTAATGTCGCTTTGAGTTTCTTTTACCTCGTTTGTATTTTTAACATTAAACCTATATCTTTTTTCACCAACATTATAATCAAAACCTTTAAAGTTTTTATTAAATATATTGTCAGTTTTTAATTTAAAAGTTTTAGTTTGTTGTTCTACAACTTTTTGATTCTCTTCTGATTCTTTGTTGTATCTATTGAAAAAATTAATAGCTTTCTGTTGTTCAGGAGTCAACTTTGACCCGGCTTTAATTTCTTCATAGTATTTGGACTTTTGACCGTCCAAGTGGTCTCTAGCGCTGGCAACTTGCTCTTTAAACGCTAATTTTTTTCTTTTTATATCTCTTTCAGTATCTTCTTCTTCATCTATTGAAAAAGAATCTTCTATTAAAAAACTAATTTCATCGTCTGTAAGATGTTTTTTAGTTTGTTTATAATATTCTCTTAATACGCTATTGTCATCAAACTTACTATAGTCTTGATTTAATCTAACGTAATCTTCAACGCTACCACCAGTTTCTTCTATAAAATCAACTAGCTTTTGTATATTTTCTGGTAAATCTTTACCTGTTTCTTGAGCTTCAGTTATAGCTTCTTTAGTTTCTTCAACTAATTCTTCAGTTTTTTCTTCAACTTGCTCTTCTGTTATTTCTTCAAGAGTGGGTTGCTCATCTTGAACTTGTTCGGAGACTTCTTCTCCGGTAGGTTTTTCATCTGTTGCTTCGACGTTTTCTTCGAGTACTTTTTCGCTAGTTTCGGATTCGTCGCGTACAGAAACCTCATCTGTGCTTTGCTCTGGAACGGCATCTTCTTCTTTTTTTTGTGGGTTGTTTAAATCTATTTTAACGACATTGTCGTCTTTTATTTCTTCTTTTGTGCTAAGATCTACCTTAGCAACATTATCTGTTTCTTGTTTTTTTGCCATAATATAATATAATAATAATTAATAAATTTTATCTAGGATTAAAAGAGCTTAAATTAAAATCTCCACTAAGTATATCATTACCTGCAGATTCAAAGTTTTTAGGTGGTTTACCTGTTTTTCTTTGATCTATAAGTTCACTTTGTTGTGAAGCTTGTATCTTAGTTCTTTCATCTTTACGATCTTCTTTTTCTTTTTCTCTGTCTTTCATACCTTGAGTTTCTAAACCTTTTAACTGCATGTTATATTGAAACTCTAAAGCCATAAGTTGTTTTTTAGCTTCTATTTCTTGAGCCATTTTTTGTGTTTCAAGTTGAGCTTTCATTTGTTCAAGTTGCATTTTAGACTGCGTTAAAGATTGATCTTTTTGCATTTCAACTTGAGCGGCAGCTTGAGCCGCCTGCGTGTTAGACTGTGATTGAGCTTGTATGTTTTCTAGTTGCATAGCTCTATCTTTTTCTTGTTTCTTTTGTCTTCTTATTTTTAAAAGCTGATTAGCTAACTTTATGTTTTTTATTTCTCTTAAATCAATAGCATCTTCAAGCTCTATACTTTGTTGTTGTAAAGCCATTTGAATATTATTTTCTAGTATAGCTTTTTCTTCTTCATCTGGCTGTAGCTCTATAAATATACCAAAATCATATAAATATAAACTAGACATTTCTTCTAACGTAGCTACATTGTGTGATCCGATGGCTTGAACAAACGCATCAGCTGTAGGTGAATATTCTAATATATCAGATATTCTAAGAGATAAACACTCAGCTGTTTCAGCTGTTAAAAATAAACCAGAGTTTAATATATGTCTAGTAGCTGTATTGCTATTTGCAGCTGCAAGCTTTTGTATGCCAACTAAAGCGTTTTTATCTGGCATACTACCATCTCTTGCTTCGTTTAAACCGGTTACATCACGTATCATTTGCAAGTAATAATTATATGTTGTAATTAAACTTTGCATTTTATTACCACCACTACCACTTGTTATTTCTTGTATAGGTACTTTACCAGGATTTATATCACCATCTTGTGTAAAAGATCTACCAATAACACTACCTGTTTGGAAAAACATATTTAGTGCTTCTTGTGGATTATAGTTTGTACCGTTACCTAAATCAACTTCTGCTAAACCATCAGCGTCTAAATAAACACCATCAGGTACCATACGTGATAGTACTTGCTGTAACTTTAAATGAGTTAGTTGTATCATATCAGCAAAACCAGTGATACGTTTGACTAAACTTTCAATTTTACCATTATACATACGAGGAGCTACTATACTATAGTTCATTTTTACTTTAGTATAATTACTTTTAGGTCTCATCATGTTTTTAGCTAACTCCCATTTAAGAAGTTTATCTGTACCTAATATTAAAGCTCCATCATATAAAACTTCAATTGATCTTTGTAATTTTGCGAAGTTACCTTCTTTGCCTTCAGGTGGATTAAAGTTATCGTCTTTTTCTATAGCTTTTTCAGCACCAGTGCCAGTTTCTTTTACTTTATAAACTTCATTCATAAAAGTTCTATAATTAAAATATAAAACTTGTATTTTATTATTATCTTCTTTATCTGAATTATACATACTTCTATTGCTGTTTCTATAATAAGATTTATTACTCATTATATCTTCTAAATCAGATTCT